TTCTGCATAAGCCCTTAAAGGGTGACCGACTTTATAATCATCGGTCACCATTCTAAGGCCTAAACAAAATCCCGAAATTATTGATATAAGATACCAATAACCCATTTATTAAATGGTTGGGAAAATGCCTTGAACTACTAAAAGGAATGCAGCATAATTTGGATCTCTGTCGTTTACATAGATATCAACATCTTGCTCATACGCAGAGTATGTACTACTCATGTCGATGTCTTGGATATTTCTATCACCACGTAAAACAAAAGTCAATTTGCAATATGTTCCTCCATCAGGACGAGTAGGGTTCGCACCAAACTGACCAGGTAGGATTGGAAACAATTTTGACATTTGACCTGCACCTAATACTTCTTCAACGTGAGCAGTAACCGGAGTTACAGTTCCTGAATCAGTATAAGCACCAAAACCATTTGTTCCGTTGATATAATCACAATTTTTTTCAATCAATGTGATTACTCCAGCACCACCTGATGATGCTACTACTGGACTAAATGGATCTGCGTTAATGTTAGCAATAATAGCAGTTGCTGTAACTGCTGCTGTAGGTGTTCCACCTGCAGGATCTGAATAACCATAAAAAATAGATTTTCCAAATGTTTGTTGTACTTCGTATGAGGAAGGACGTGGAAAAGTTTTAATGGTTAAACCCCACTCGTAAGGACACTCACAAGATGTAGGTATTACAACTGTAATATCTGTTTCTTGTTTAGTACATGGAGTAGTACAAGTTCTTGTTGCTTGTAAAATCATGCTTGTATTATCAAGTATCCCACCGTATCCTTCGATGAATAATTGAGTTCCAGATGCTACTGCACTGGTAGCTGTAAGAGTGTTCAAAAGAACTTTCTCTGTTTGTCGTCTTAACATTTTTTTTAGGTATTAAAGATTAATAATTTAGTTCAAATTTACTGTTTTTTTTTACACAATAGTGTTGTTCATTTCAATAGAATTTGACTGATACCTTGGTGATTCAATTTGTTCAAGTTTTTTACGCACTGCAATGTCAACAATTTCTTGTCTGGCATGTAAAGAAAGTTCGCAATCAACAGGAATTCCAAGTACTTTTATATCGCGTGGGTATCTTAAATAGTCAATAGATGCTTGTGAAGCATAAGATTGACCACCAGTATACACACCGAAATAATCTCCTCGTATCTCATAATAAAGTCTTTGGTCCGTTGCTTTGTTAAAAGGATCTCTAGCTATTTCTTCGCGTTTGTCTGATGTCATTGGCTTAGCCTTTAACATTCCACTTTTACCTGAGAAACAAGAGTTTCCAATGTAATTTATATACAAACCTACACGCATCATAAAAAGATAACCATGATTAGTTCCACTCGGATTCATAGGAGTAATAACAAATGCACTAGGATTGTATGGCAGGACAAATATTTCTTGTCCCGCCACACTTGCCCCTGTATTTGGTATAATCTCATTTAAGACAACAATCTCACGGAGATCATCAATTCTTTTCTGAGTTTCCTCAACTTTACTATATCGGTTCTTAATGAATTCCATCTGAGCAGCATTTATTAATACCTCGAATTCTTCGGGATACACGGATCCTGTCTTTTCCTTATTAAGGAATTGAAGGAACGCATTATACATATCTGCAGATGTAATTATCATTATTTACCTTTTTTTTCAGTTGTTACTTTTTTTTCTTCGGTTATTTCAGAAACCTCAGCTGAAGCGGTATTCCGTTTCATCATTTGATTCCATTGTGTAACCATTGCATTGTTGTTAGGATCTTTTAAATACTGAATTGCAAAATCCTCATTCGCACCAATAAGTTCTGTTCCGTACATGTACTTGCCATTAGAAAGACGTAAGGTCCCTCTCTCAACAAGTTTACGTAAGAACATCTTTTGTTTACGATTTTTATCTTCGAACACATCAATCAAGTCTTTTGGCTTGTCATAAGCTATCTTCATAAGCTTACCTTCTATTTGAACCTTTGTTAATCTGGTTACATTCTCGCCAAGAAGTCTGCAATAGTCTTCCATTTCTTCAGCAGATAATCCCTTAACACGCGATATCGCATCGAATGTAAGTTCTGCTTTAGAGATAGTGTCTTTTGCATCATCTTCACGATCCTCAAAATAGAATCGGTGGAAAATCGGGTTTATGGATTGTTTGTTTTTAGCAACCAATCCACTCCCCCTTGCTATTTCCAAAAGAAGTTCATCTGCTTCGTCTCCGAGAACAAATTCTTGTAAGTGTGAAAACTTATAAGAATCTACATCAGATACACGCAATGCCATTCCTTCAACTATTACGATAGCTTCATCGCCTTCTGTAATCTTTTTGCCCTTGTATTTCTTGCCATTAATGTCGAATTCCATTGAACCTTCAGTAAATTTTGGTGCAAGAAAAACAGGTGCAGTTTGGTAGTCCTTATTAGCAGCTACCAAACGTACTCTTGTTTCTTTTATATTGTCTGTCATTTTCTTATTTCTTTAGATGAATTTTTATTTTATTTACAAATTATGGTTTGTAAAGTTCTGCAACACCAAATGGATTTTTCAAGCAGATACCTGTTTCAGATAAAATCTGAACTTGATATCCGTCCATTGAGTTACTTGCTACTTCAGCACGACCTGTTCCACCTGGAGAAGCCATACCTGAAATAACTTTCTTCACAAACTTACGGTCATCACCGCCAGCTCCAAGAGAAATTAATTCAATGTTTGGATCACCACCAATAGTGTTACCAAGAGATGCAAAAATTGCACGATGTGATTCTTTGTTTACGCCATACATATCTGTATCGCGAGGACGCCATGCTGCATCAAATGCTTGATTCCAAGCTGTGATTAACTTAACACCACCCATTTCGTAAGCATTAAATGCAACCTTAACTCCCATTTTCTTATCTTCTTCAGATGCGAATAATGGCAATGGATTGTATTTAAACACGTCACGCATTAAGCGTTGGAAAGACCAAATGAATGCTTGACCACCCATTACAAATACTTCAGTTAAGCCGTCATTTGTTGACAACAACTGTAAGTTCTGCATGATGTTTTCCAACACGCGAACATTTAAAGTATTGTATTGGTATTTTAATGAAGCATCACCTTGAGCGATTAAGCCGTCACCTTGAACGATCTCACGACCTTTCAAATCTTTCAACATAACATTCTCATTTGCATCAATAGATGCACGGCCCCATAACAATTGGTTCTCACGAGCGTAAGCCCAACGTCTCATCATTTCCAATTCTTGAGTTTTGAACCATAGTTTTTGACCATTGTGTTCAACCCAAAGAACAGTGTTTTGAGCAGATCCAGAAATAGAATATTGCATACGCTGAATAGTCATATAGTTAGTATGCCATTCTGGGAATGTATTCTTTTCATAACCTGTCTCAGAAAGTTCAGGAAACGCAGTGTAATTGAATCCAATTTCTGCTCCAATATCAACTAAAGATAAAGGACAGAAAGAACCTGTTTGATTAGAAACAAGTTTTACCTTGTAGTCCCATACTCCAGGAGTTGATTCAAGTGGATACTCATCCATGATTTGTAATACTGTTCTACGATCTTTCAATTCCAATACATCGTTTGGAGAGAAATAATTCGTGTCAGCGTGGATTGTAAAGTATGTTCCATTAATACCAAGATTTGCGGTAGTTGTACCGAAAGATGGAGTTGGAGTGTCTACGATAGTCCCCTTACGGAAAGGGTAACCTTTCAAAGCCCACATAAATTTACGATTTCCAATTACCTTAAAGTTGTCCTCAGACACTCCAGGGTATAATCCTTTTTTCGACATTCCGCGTCTCGCTAGGAATGAAGAAAACGCAGAGAAGTTACTTTCAAATAAGTTCACTACGTTTGCAGAGATTTCAGGGCGTGTTAACATTGCAGCAGCCAATGAGTTTGTCATTGTTGTTCTGTTTGCATCAAACGTGCCGGTTCCAATAATTTTCATTTTTTTTCGTTTTTAGTAAATAATTTTTTAAACTCTTTCCGGTGCAGCTAACGCATCTAAATCTATTTCGGATCCTTGTGCAGTTCCCGATTTCTTTGCTACTCTTGGTTCTGGATCAAGCTTATCTAAAAAGCTTCTCTTTCCACCCTCCTTTGCATTAGTGAGGGCTTGTCTTACTTTTGAATCACCTTTTGAAAGTAAGTATGCAACTTTGGCTAGATTTTCATTGCTTTGCAACATCTCTACCATAGGTGCTACTCCGGTTTTCTCGTCCGGTGTAACTAGATATCTGAAATTTTCGGAGAAGTCAGCCTTTTCGCTTTGCGATAACTGAATCCCGAATACATCATTCATTTTTTGAAAACTCCCAAGTGTGTCTTTTATTTGAGTCTCGCGTGCTTGGGACATCTGCGTATACTCGTGTTGTCTTCTTTGTTGAGCTTCTCCTGCAAGTCTATCAGCTAACCCTTCTTTTTCCTCAACATATTTTGTTCGGATTTTTTCAGCTTCAATTTCAAGAAGCCCACTATTATCCATTTTTTTAATAGTTTCTTCAATCTTGGATTCGTCCCATCCATTAGGTCTTTTTTCGCTTTTCCCAAAGTTTTGTTTAAGAGAGATCCTCACAAGTGAATCAGCATCCATTGATTCGATACGACTTGTGTCTGTCATTCTTGAAATATATTCTCGAGGATCTACTCCAGCATCTACTGCGTTTTGCATTTTAATTACATCAGGATGTAATCGTGGAGCGTGAACATTTGCAATTGCTTCTTCTATTTTATCATAGAAGTTTTCAGCATTAGTTCCTTCAGGTAATTCAAAATCATCTCCATACTTATCATATAATTTATTGATAAAATTTTGATGAAACTTTGTGTCAAGAGAAGGATCATAATCTTCCTTTTCTTGTGATTGCTGTTGATTATTTTGCTGATTAGAATTTGATTCACCGGCATTGTCATCATAGCTATCATTTGAGTTATAGACATTACCCATTTGGTTGTCCATATCTTGATCAATATTCCTTAATGTGCTTGTGTCAAAATCTCCTGTACCAGATTCTCCTGGTATAGCAGATGCACCGTCAGGTCTACTTAATGCATCCAAATCTATTTGGACGTTTTCCCCTTGACCACCGCTATTGTCGGAGTCAGGACTTCTGTGTAATCTAAAATTCTTGTTTAACATTTTTATATTGTTTTTCTTGTTTCTATTACAAAGCTACAAAAATTTTTATTTCTTTGGAGTCTTTAAGCTATTATTTGTTTTATCGTATTGAATTTTTTTATGTGTAAGCAGATTTTTATGATGAGTATCTACCATTCCTGCATTAATTTCCAATTGATTAAGCTTAGCTGAAATAGCTGCTTCTTTTGCTTGTTCAGCCAAATATTGCTCTTCTGTCCTAACATTAGCTGCAATCTCCATTTCTTTAAGATATTTATCTTGAGCCATTTTGATTTTAGCCAGTTCTTGTTCTTGAGCAAACTTTTCTTTTTCCCAAGCAATTTTAG